GCCCGGCGGCCGTGTCCCGGCCCGCCGCGTCAATCTCAAATTCGAGCCGTTCCGGCGTGTCCCGGAGCCGGAGCGTGCCGCCCCGCGTCGAGCCGACCGCCTCCGATGCCCGGCCCGCGATTGCCAGAACCTCGCGCCCTTCCACTTGCCGGAGCGCTTTGGGACGGAAATAGACGCGGCTGCATTCGCCGGTAAGGCACTCGCAATGGACCGCGATGCCATACTCGATACCGCCCCTCACCCATGTCCGGCGAGGCCCGCGACGGCGGCGTGCCTCTACCTCCGATTGCGGATATGCTGGTGAATCGACGACGCCAACGGCGGCCAAGCGCGCGCGCTCAATAACCCGAATGCCACTGTCCAACCGTTCCTCAAGGGCGCGGAATTCGACGGAGAGGCCCCTTAGGACGCCGTTCCTGACAAGGGCTAGCGTATCATCCGCCTCTCGCGTCTCCGGCAGTTCTGCGGCGAGTGTGAGGGCGTCCGCACCGTCTTCCAGCACAAGCCCGCCGCCGCCCGTCCGCGCCAATGGACGGCCCCGGTCGTGTTGCACGTTGAGCACGATATCACCAAGCGGCGCGAAGGCTCCCGGCTCTATCCGCTCCCGGACGCCCCAAGGCAGCGACGCGGTATCACCGTAGCGAACCGCGATGCCTTCCAGACGACGCCCGCCGGCTTGCTGGAGTTCCGCGTATCGGCGCTCTAGCACCTGCCGACCCCATCACGCGTGTTGCGTTTCGATGCGCGCGAAGCCGCCCGTTCGGACGGTCTTAAACGCGGCCAGAAGCACCGCCGTAATCACGATTTCGCCCGTGCCGGCCTTCGTGATTTCGTCGGGAATCAACGTCACGCCTTGCCATACCGGCGCAACCGCGTCGCGCCGCATGCCACGCCGCACGATGGCATCCTGTTTGTTGCCCGCGACGGCGGCGATATGGGCCGAAACCCGGACGCCGCCGGAGATGCGCCGCACCGAGTCGATGGCGGAGTCGTCAGCGTTATTCCCCCGATATTTCCCGGCCATATGCGCGACCGTAGAAGCGCCTGCAAGGACCCGAACATCGCCTTCCATGCTCGCAAACCGGCCGTCCAGGCGGTCGTAAACGAGCGCGCTGCGATAGGTCGCAAAAGTGTTTTCGGCAGTTGCCGCAGTCTGGGAAACATCGGAGACGAGCTGGTCGATGACTTCCTTGTCGAGTGCCTCCGAAAGCCCGCTGTTGAGCGCCGCCCGGAGCCCTTCATCCATGCCGGCGAAGCGCGCCGCATCGGTCCGGCGATAGTAGAACGATGCTTGCAGCCGGTGCGGCTCCAGGACTTCCGCCGTGAACGCGCCGGTAGTTTCGCCAACTGCGGTCGAATCCTTATGTGGCCCGCCTACGGTCGGACGGCTGGTGAGGACCGGAAACACGGCATCGCCAACCGGCACGGTCGGCATATCGACGCCAAGGAAAGCCGCGTCTCCCGTCGCGAAAATCGGCTGGAGAATGGGCTGTTGACTCGCGCCGGTATCGGTCGGTGCCGGTGTAACCGCGCGGGNTTCGAGGCGCAGCATTTCGAGCGGGATTTGATTGCCGCCGAGCCGGAAATGCTGCTGTAGTTCGGCTTCCGCGCCGTCCGTCGCGCGGTGTTCGAGCGCCGCCGTGAAGATTGCGCCGGCGTTCGCGCGCCCGACAAGCGCCCGCAGTTCCGCGCTCTCCCGGTCGTCGCCGAATTCCGAGCGCATGCGCTGTTCGTCTTCGCCTTCCGCCACGATAGCGGCGCGAGATTCTACCTCGATTTGCTGCATGCGTTTTGTCAGCGTATCGAGTTCGTTGCGCTGATCGTCCGTAAGTTCGTCAAGACCGAGAAGGTCGTTTATCTTTTGACGCTTCTCCGACTGTTCGAGCGCGAGGCGTTGGCGAGGTGTCACGGCAAATCTCCGCAATTGTTCCACGGATTTCTTGGCATGGATTCGCAATGATATCAACTAACAGAACGAAAAAAGGTTATGCGCCGGCGCGCAATAACTCTGCCACAAAGTCCTTCCAGCGCTGTTCTGAAGGCGTTAGCGTGCGTTTATTTTCTGCGCTCGTTTTCGCAAGGTGGCATGTTCGGCATAACGTTTGTAGATTTTTCGTGTCCCAAATGTCACCACCGTGCTGCACGGGAACAACATGGTCGCATTCGAGTCGTCCCGGCCGTCCGCACAGTCGGCAGCGATAACCGTCCCGCTGGAACACCGCTCGCCGTGTCGCTGCCCAACGTCGCGCGTTCAACCTTCGGTGAAGTTTACTCATGCCACAAAAAAGCGAGGCGCACGGCGCATAGGCTTTGCGGCCTGTCGGTATCCAGCCGAAACGGCAAGAATTGCCGCCGCCGCCGCGTCGTCACGTGCCCGCGCTCGACGACCGCCTTGCGCATTCTTCGCCAATTTCGAATTAGCCGCGGCATCGACGGCAACCCGCGCCTCCGCCATAGCGGCCCGCAATAGCAGGGACGGGAGCGGCGTAACCCGGCTCTCCAGACAGGCGCGGCGGAAAGCCCTTACGTCTTCGCCGCCGTCGAGGAATCCCTGCCCTCGGGCCTCTACGGCTGCCGGCGGGATATGCGCCGCGTCGAGTGCGTCGCGCAATTCCGCTTCGCGCCATCGGTCGGATACAACCGCAACCGGCCGCCCGAACCGCTCCAGCGCCAGCGCGAGGATGGCCGCGACAGGAACGGAACGCGCGCCCAGGCACACCAACTCTCCGCGCCGCTCACAGTCGAGATAGAGCCGCCCCACACCATCGCGCAGGCCCCGTTCGGCAAGGTTCGGCTCGCGTGGGAACGCCGCCAGCGCCTCTAGCCGGCCCGTTTGGGGCCAATACCCCGCGACGGCGGATTGCGCCGCACTCCCACCAAGGTCGACACCCCATATGCACGGGCCCTCGCGCGCGGCCTCGCCCTCGATATGAGCCCATGTTCCCGCGTCTAGCAGCATGGCTTGCTCGGTATCGGAGGTCCCTTGATTGAGCCGCAGCGCCGCGAACGCCGCCAGCATGGCAGGGTCGCGCCGGGCTTCCGCCGCCTCGCCCCGTATCGCCGCCAAAAGGTCCGGCATATGCGCTAGCGACGGGTTTGCTTTGGCCCATGTTCGCCGCTGAAATGGCGGGTCGTCCGGCCCCGCTGCGTGGCACTGAGCATAGTCCGCCCCGCCGTCGAGCATGCGCGCAAACCAATGCGCCGGGTCCGCAGGCCGGGTCCCCAACGCCACGAAACGGGAGGCCGGCTGTTTGCCCGCCGCCGTGCGCAGCGCCGCGACCATTGCTTCCGCTGTAGAAGGCGGCCACTGCGCAGGCTCATCCGCAAGCACAAGTGTCGGGGCGAGCCCATGCGCCCGGCGCGGGTCGCTCCCGATACAACGGACCCTCGCCCCGGTCTGTTTGCACTCGATACGGGCTTGCTGCGCCGTGTCCCAAACCCGCCAGCGACGCTTGTCTTCCAGCTTGTCGCCCATGAACGCGGCAATGTGCTCAAAGGCAATCCGGGCTTGCTCGAAGCTGGAGGCGACTATCACGGTTTCCCCGCGCGGCACGGCAAGCGGCCCGTCGAGCGTCGCGGCTCCAACGCCCGCCGTGAGCGTCGTCTTGCCGTTCGCCCTCGCAACGCTCAAAGCCGCCGTCGCGACGCGAGCCGCAAAGGCTCCCCGCACGAAACGCCGCTGCCACGGCAGGACCCGGAACGCCTCGCCAGCGCGACGCCCCTGCGTGACCGGCAGGGCGGAGAGGTAGGCGAGCACTGACATAATCAATAGTCCATGATAGCTATGGCCGTCATTTCAAACGAAGGGTCGAGGCAATGGACGAGAAAAAAGCGAGCGAATCCAAAGCAGATGTTGGAGCAAATTTCTTTAGCAAAATGTTCTCCATAAATGCGAGTGGGAACGGTCTCACAGTATGCCTTGTAGTGGTAGTATTTGCCATGGTTGTCCTTGCCTACATTGGAGCCACGACCGGTTCTTCTGTTGTCTATTTTCCAATAGGTTTGTTGTGTGCTGTCGCAGCTCAACTTGCGCGTGGTCTCATAAACACGTTCGACAAGGACGAGTAAGCTCTGGTCAACCGTAACGGTATCTACTGCCCAACCACCGTTATCCAAAGACCATTCATGGAGTTCGCGTCTCCCCACCCCGGTCCGCCCCAACGATTCCGGCTGCTGGACAGGGGTCCCCGAGGAGCTATTCGTCACCATCGGCCCGCAGCCGCTCGGCCTTCTCTTTTAGGAAGGTCGCAATCTCTTCGAGCTTTTCGGCTTCCGACTTGCGGGACAAAACGACTACGTCCGGGATACGGTAGTGCAGTTCATTCTTGTCGACACTAACCACCCGATACACGTCTAGCACCGGAAATATTGTCCAATCGTCTTCCGTTGTCTCCTCGATTTCAGGCAGGTCCATTTCTTCGGTCATGTGGTCACTCCCTTGGCATCTTCCGCGGCTTCGACTTCGTTCACGACAGCCACAAGTCGCGCCCACGTGGCCATCGCTTCAGGCCCGTCAGGATACATCTGAATGACCTCGGCACGAAGCGGACCTTCCGGCAATGCGTCGACGGTCTCCCGCCAAAGTTTGTGCGCGGCCTTGCCGGCGGCGATATGGTCGAGAGTTGCCGCGACGCCTCCCAAAAGCGACACGTTGTCGCTTTTCAGGCCAGTCTTGGCGATGCGCAGCATACGTTCAGCGGTGCGGTTCGGAATGCCCGCTTCCGCAAGGAATGGTCGCCACTGGCCGTGTTCGGCAATCCGCCGCGCTTCTAGCAGGATGCCGGCAGCGTCCATCCATGTCACGGTGCTTCGTCCGAAAGCTGCATGAGCACGCATGGCGAGTTCCGCGAGTGCAACGTCACTGTTGGCCTTTTTCATCTCGTTCACCCTTCAGGCGTTGGTGGTGTTAATTGCAGAGAGTGGTGTATGTAATTCTTCCCTTCGAGATTCTTCTTCTTGTTCATAGAGTCTTGTTAGGGGGTCACTGGCGGCCCCCTGTAAAGTGCGTCCGGTGACCCCCTGTAAATGGCACAGAGGGTCATTAGCGGCCCCCTGTGATGGGGAAGCACTTTCAGAGGGCCATATCTGCCTCCCTGTAAAGACGTGGCGGTTTGAAGCCTGTTTTCCGTTCATCCGCCTTTTCTCCGTCTTCAACAACCCAAGTCGCTTTAGTTCTCTAATGCCGCGCTTGACCGTTGATTCCGTCATTTCTATTTCAAGTGCGATGGTCTCTCTTGATGGAAAGCAGCCGTCCGGCCCCGCATGGTCCACAAGTGCAATCAATGTCAGCTTGGCGCTTGTCGTCTCCGTCCATTGGTGAAGCGCCCATGTATGACGCTCGCCGGTTCCGTCGCCCGGATACGGCATATCGCGCCACTTGAGTAAGTGCGCCCCGCAGACTGGACATATCGGATCCTTGCGCGGCCGGTCATATTCGCAGCACCAACATTTCCGGGTTTCTCTCTTGCGGTCTGGCGCGCCATCCGGCATGATCCTGCCTCTTGTTGACACAACGGGGCCGCAAAAGTTTGGCGACTGGCGGTCCCGTTTTTCGTTGGAAGGCTTAGGCGGCCGTCGGCTCTACTCGCTGTTCGTCAATGAACGCGTTTAATTCTCGTCCGAAATACCAGATACGCCGTCCAATTTTTTGGTAAGTTGGACCGCGTCCTTCGTGTCGCCAGATTGCCAAGGTGCCTTCGGTCGCGATTAAACGCATTTCGGTGTCCGCCGGGCGGTAATACCTGTCACTCTCGAAGCGTTTCATCTGCCTCTCCCGCAGTCAGTGAACCTAGGCTAATGCGGGCTAAGCGTTATCTGCAATACAAAATATGCCCTAAATTGAAGAAAGGTTGCGCGCAGGCGAGCAATCGCATTTCTGAATGTGGCGTTGTTTTTTTGTTGAAGGATATTTCAAGTAGAGCGACTTTATTTTGTGCCCGTGTTCTGCCGGTGCAGTGGAATAACTTCGCCGGGCTTACCAGTCATGGCAGCGGCCATTTGTGTGGCAACGTGCTCACGGGTGGCTTGCACCGGGTCCCTGAGTTCTGTGGCGTATCTCATCGCCATCGCTACCGTCTTGTGCCCCAAGAGGCGTTGCAGCACCGCGACGTTGGCCCCGGAGGCGGCAGCGGCGGATATCACGCCCCGGCGCAGGTCATGCAGGCGGGCGTCGCCTATCCCGGCAGCGTGGCAGGCGTCGCGGAAGGCGACCTGCACGGCGCGATAACGCAGCGGGACGCGGCCGGTGGTCGTGAAGGCCCACGGACCTAGACGGGGCAGGGCAGCCAATATCTCGACGGCCGGCGTAGGCAGGTCGTGCCATTTCCGGCCTGTCTTCGACTCCGGGATCAAGAGCCGGCCAGTTTCGGCGTCGACATGGTCCCAAGCAATCGCTAGCGCCTCACCAACACGCAGTCCGGTCACGGCGAGGAAGCGAATCGCCGCGACCTGCATCCGCTTGCGAGACTCCATGTCCGCCAACGCCGCCGCCAGCGCCGCCATTTCGCTTCCGGAGAGAACGCGGTCGCGGGCTTCCTCGCGCGCGCGTTCGACTTTTCGCACCGGGTTGCTCCCCGGCGTCCGCCACTCCCATATCTCGGCCAGCGTGAAGAGCCTTGATGCCAGCGCGAGGGCGCGGTTTCGCGTCGTGCCGGGCAGGGACGCGGCCATGCGTTCGATGTCCGCCCGCTTCACGTCCTCGACGCGCATTTCGCCGAGCGCTGGTAGAAGGTATTTTCCCGCCCCATGCCGATACTGGTGAAGCGTGTTCTCGGTCATGCGCCCGCGCGCGATACGCGCCGGACCTTCGACGGTCAGGAAATCCTCAACCAGCCGAGCGACAGTCGGCGCGGCTCGCCTTTGCTGCTGGCGTTCGGCCATGTCGGGTTTGCCATCGCGAACGGCGGCAAGCTCCCGGCTTGCCGTTTCGCGCGCCGACGCAAGCGGCATTTCACCCGGTCTGCCCAAGGTCATGCGGCGGCGGGTGCCGCCGGCATCGAAATAGTCGAGCACGAACGCCTTTGCTCCGGCCGGGGTAATTCGGACGCCGAGGCGTCCCTTGCCGCTAACCCGATTATCCCAGACGAACACGGTTTTCGGGCCGGGTTTCATGTCGCGAATGCGTCTCTCTGTCAGTGCCATTTTCGCCCCGTGTCACAATCTATGTCACAACATGAACAGAATATTGGCTAACCTCAGCAAAGGCAAGCAAATGTCCTTATAGATACAACCCATTGATAGACAACACGAAATGTAGGTCCAGCTAATGCAGACGAAATCCGGTGAAACATAAAATGCTATAACTTTTAATCAGGCGGTCGCAGGTTCGAATCCTGCCGCGCTCACCAGGGAAATCAAGGAGTTAGGAGAGATTCGCTGACAGGCGGCAGAGGTTCGGTCGCCACTATGTCGCCAATGCCTGCTCCAGGTCTGCGATGAGCTCGTCCGCGCGCTCGATGCCGACGGAAAGGCGGAGCAGGTTCGCCGGCACGGCGCTCAGCGGCCCCTCGACCGTCGCCCGGTGCTCGATCAGGCTCTCGACGCCGCCGAGCGACGTTGCCGGCACGAACAGCCGGGTACGCGTGGCGACCCGTTTGGCGGCTTCCGCGCCGCCTTCGACCAGCAGCGAAAGCATGGCGCCGAAGCTGCCCGCAATCTGCCGCTTCGCGATCTCGTGTCCGGCGTGGGACTCCAGGCCGGGATACAGCACCGCCTCGATCCCTTTATGGCCTTCGAAATGCTGCGCGATCGCCAGCGCGTTCGCCGCCTGGCGCTCGTAGCGCACGTGCAGGGTGCGCATGCCGCGCAGCAGAAGCCATGCTTCGAACGCGCCGAGCACGCCGCCCATCCGCGTGCGGGCCGACTTTATCTCTGCCCAGCGCTCGTCGGCGCGCCGGGTTGCGAGCACGCCCGCCAGCAGGTCGCTGTGCCCGCCGAGATANTTGGTNGCGGANTGAAAGACNANNTCGGCGCCGAGTTCGAGCGCCCGGAGCGCCACAGGCGGCGTCGCGGTAGCGTCCACGCCGAGGACCGCTCCTGCGCCNCGCGCGATCTCGGCAGCGGCGCGCACGTCGATCACGTCCCAGGTCGGGTTTACGCATGTCTCGATCCAGACGACCGATGTCCGGCCGGGCTGCACTGCCGCTTCCAGCGCGCTGGGCTCCGACGCATCGAAAAAGCTGACTTCGACCCCCCGCCGGTCGGCCAGGCGGCGTAGCAGGTCCGCCGCGCCGTGATACATCACCCGCGGCGCCACCACATGGTCGCCCGCGCCGAGGCTGTCGAAGAAGGTCGAGACCGCCGCCATTCCCGACGAGAAGACGAGCGCGTCCTCCGCGCCTTCGAGTTCCGCCAGCACCTCCTCCACATGCGCGACGGTCGGGTTGGCGTCGCGGCTGTAGGTGTAGCCGGTTGTCTCGTAGCGGTTGTCCCGCGCATAGGTCGTGGCGGAATGGATCGGCGGCACCACGGCGCCGGTCTCCCGGTCGAGGAATCGTCCTCCCTGGGCGAGCAGCGTGTCGAGCGAAAGATCGTTCCCGGTCATGCGTTGCCGGGATCGTTCTGTCGCGCCCAGACATCCTGCGGCGGCGTCTCGGCGGGCGAGCGGGCGCGGAGCGCGTAATAGGGCAGGTATTTCCGGTAAGCCTGCCAGAGGCGGCGAAGTTCGCCCACAGCGTCGTCATGGAGATCGACCCTGAGGTCTATGTCCTCCACGATATCCGCGCCGCGCACGATCAGCGCTCCCGAGCGCTCCGGCAGGTGCGTGCCGTCCGGCGACGCCTGGCCGCCTGCATCCCGCCCCGCCTCGATTGCCTTGAGCAGCCGCTCCGACAGGTCGTCTCCGGCCCGCTCGCGCCATGCTGCAGCCATCGCCTGGACCGTTGCCTCGCCGGCCAGCACATTGCCGAAGACCGCGAAGCCCTCGCCGGTAATGTGGCCGGACCAGGGCCGCGTATGAGGACCGGTATGCGCCGCGATGCGGCCATCCGCCGTCGCGATCACGACCTGGCGCCAGTCGAAACCCGGGTCCTGCTCCGCCAGCAACCGCAATGCCCGATCCGGGTCCGGCGCCTCCCTGAGCGCGGCGGTGGCCAGCGGACCGAGCGCAGGGTTGGCAAAAGCCTGGGTCGAGAGCGCCGCGACGCCGCGCTCGAAAAACGGGCAGTAGCCGCCGACGCCGAGCGAATAGGTCGTGATGCCGATGCCGAGCCGGCCCGTGTCGGGGCAGGCGCCGATTGCGGTAAAGGTCATGGCGCTCTCCTCCGCCGTCAGAACTGTTCGGCTGCCATCTCCAGCTCCGCCCCGCCGGCGGCCTCAACAGCGGCGAGGAGCCCGGCATATTGCGGCAGCAGCGTTTCGGCATAGAAACGCGCGGTCAGTCGTTTCGCTTCCAGGAACTCTGTGTCCTCCGCGCCGTCCGCCAGGAGGCGCTCGGCTGCCGCCGCGCCTTTGGCGAGCAGCCAGCCGCCGGTTGCAAGACCGAGAAGGTTGCAGAACGGAACGGCCGCAGCCGCGGCTGCGCCGAACTCCTTGCCAAAGCGGCCGAGAATGAGCGCCGCCGCGCGCTCCACGGCATCGATGGCTGCGGCCAGCGTCCGGTCAGGCGCATCCGCCCGCATCAGGGCGAGCTGGGCCCGAAGCGCTTCGCCACCGTCGCGGACGAGCTTGCGTGCGACGAGGTCCATGGCCTGGATGCCGTTGGTGCCCTCATAGATCGGCGCGATACGGCTGTCGCGCATATGCTGGGCGGCGCCGGTTTCTTCGATGAAGCCCATGCCGCCATGCACCTGGACGCCGAGCGAGGCGATTTCGACGCCGAGGTCGCTGCACCATGCCTTGACGACGGGAATCATCAGATCGACGCGTGCCTGGGCTTCCGCGTCGCCCGCACGCTGGGCCCGGTCGAGGGCGGCTGCGATCCAGTAGCAAAGCGCACGCATGGCCTCGATCTGGGCCTTCATGGTCATCAGCATCCGCCGCACGTCCGGATGATGCAGGATCGGGACCGGTCCCCGTTCGCCGCTCAACTCATCCCTGCCCTGGACGCGCTCCATTGCGAATGCACGGGCCTGTTGATAGGCCCGTTCGGCGACCGCGACACCCTGCAATCCGACGCCGAGCCGGGCATTGTTCATCATTGTGAACATGTACTGGATGCCGCAATTCTCTTCGCCGACGAGCGTGCCGAGTGCGCCGTCCCCTTCGCCATAGGCCATCACGCAGGTCGGACTGCCGTGGATGCCGAGCTTGTGCTCCAGTCCGACGGGCCGCAGGTCGTTACGCGCGCCGAGGCTGCCGTTCTCGTTCACCATCACCTTGGGTACGATGAACAGCGAAACGCCGCGAATACCTTTCGGCGCATCCGGCGTGCGCGCAAGGACCATGTGGACGATATTGTCGGTGAAATCCTGGTCGCCGTAGCTGATGAATATCTTCTGGCCGCTGATGCGATAGGCGCCGTCCCCCGTCGGCACGGCGCGGGTGGCGAGCGCGCCCACATCGGAGCCGGCTTGGGGCTCTGTCAGGTTCATCGTGCCGGCCCATTCGCCGGAAATCATCTTCTCCAGAAAGACGTCCTTCTGCTCATCCGAACCGTGATTCGCGAGCAGGTCCACTGCGCCCTGGGTAAGCAGCGGCGCCAGCGAGAAGGACAGGCAGGCCGATTGCCACATCTCCGTGAGCGCCGTGGACACGAGCCACGGAAGGCCCTGCCCGCCATATTCAGGGTCGAAGGGCGCGCCGTTCCAGCCGCCCTCGCAGAACTGCCGGTAGGTTTCCCGGAACCCGTCCGCCGTGCGCACGACGCCGTTTTCCAGCACAGCGCCCTGCATGTCGCCGACACGGTTGAGGGGCGCCACCGCCTCGTCCGCAAACCGCCCCGCCTCGGTCAGCACGGCATCCACGAGATCGACCGAAATCTCCTCCATGCCGGGCAGGGCGATCACGCCGTCCAGGCCGGCGATCTCGGTCATGGCGAAGCGAATGTCGCGGAGGGGCGCGGCGTAATCGGACATTGGCGGCACACCGGATGGATTGTCGCAAGGCTGGGAAATGTGGCTGGGCGACCTGGATTCGAACCAGGGCTACTGGGGCCAGAACCCAGCGTTCTGCCGCTAAACTATCGCCCAACGCATCGGCTGAAACATATCGTACATCCGGCAGGATTTTGCAAGCGCTTCCAGAGGTCCCTGCAAGGTAACGTGACGTTGGTCCCGAACGGAATTGGTCAGCTAAGCGAAGGGCGAGGCCCCGCCGAGCACTGCGGGCAGCCAGGTGGACAGTTCGGGCACCAGGATGATGATGAGGGTCACGATGAAATCGGACACGAAAAAGATCATCGCCCCGCGCAGCACGGTCTGGATGGGTATCTGGGCAATGCCGCTGACGGCGTAAAGATTGAAACCTACCGGCGGCGTGATGACACTCAACTCGACGCCCATGGTGACCACTATGCCCAGATGGATCGGGTCGATGCCGAGCGCCGTGGCCACCGGAAAGACGACCGGCACGGTGAGCAGGATCATCGCGATGCCGTCCAGAAAGGTGCCGAGCATCAACAGGAGCGCCATGTAGCCGAACAGGAACGGCAGCGGCTCCAGCTGCATCTCGATGACCAGCTGAGCCAACTGCTGGGGCCATGCCTGGTTGGCGGCGACGAATTGGAAGATCCCGACGCTTCCAACCAGGAAGAACACCACCGCGCTGAGGTTCATGGCCCGCGCGGCCGTCGGCAGCAGGTTGCGCAGGAACTCGCGGCGGCCTGTGATAAGGCCGTAGAGCATGGCGTAGCCGCATGCGGCCGCGGCCGCCTCGGTCGGTGTGAACAGCCCACCGTAAAGACCGCCCAGCACGAGCACCGGCATGGCAAGCCCGGGCAGAGCCCCTACGGTCGCACGCCCCAACGGCCCCCAGGCAAAGTGGCCGCGGCTCAATGTCTTGGTCCGCCAGGCGGCGAGTATGATGAGGATGAACATGCCGCCCGCCAGCATCAGGCCTGGAATAATGCCGGCCATGAACAGGCGCACGATCGAGGTTTCCGTCGCGATGCCGTAGATGATGAGCGAGAGGCTCGGCGGGATGAGCAGGCCGATGCCCCCGCCCGAGGCCACGATGCCGGCCGACAGCCAGTCCGGGTAATTGCGTTTGCGCATCTCCGGGATCGTGATGAGGCTCATGGCCGAGGCGACGGCGACGCTCGAGCCGGAGATGGCGCTGAACAGCACGCAGGTGGTGACCGTCGCTAACCCGAACCCGCCGATGACCCAGCTCACCAGGGCCTCGGCGAATTGGAACAGCTGTCGCACCATGCCGGTGCGTTCCATGAGGAAGCCGGCGAAGATGAACAGCGGAACCGCCATCAGGCTGTAGTGGCCCAGGAACGAGAAGAAGCCCGAGGAAAGCGCCCGCGCATCCAG